ATTAAAAGGTATGCCGTTTCCGTGCAAGAAAAAAGTCACTCAATGGGGATACACTATTACAGCTGAGAATACAGTCTCTTACAATCTAAATGAAGCTCTTGTAAACCAAATGTTTGCAGAGTTGTCTGATGTTGACAAAAACGCTCTTGTGTTTAAACCTAATCTTGTCTTAAAAATGTACAAAAAGTTAGACAAAGACAGTTTACTTCACGAAGCAGTGACTGTTAAACCCTCAGCTCCTACTTTAAAACTAACAATGGAGGAGTAATGAATAGATGCTTAAAGTGCGGAAAAATTATGTATACTAGAGATAAGTATTGTATAAAATGTAGACAATTGCTTAATAAAAATACGAAAGTAATATTTATTCTTATATTTCTATTTGGCATAGTTTTGGGATATGCTTGGTGCTGGACTGCGTTACTGGGGGGTTAATTCTAACGTTGACTAACAACTCATTGAACACCGGACAGGGAACAGCGCCTGCTAGTTAATTCTAACGTTTATAAAAGGAGTACTAATGGCAATTAAAGTAACAACAACAAAAGACTACAGTAGTGGCGGAGTTAAAGTTTTGCTTCACGCCCCTGCGGGTTATGAAAAAACTAGACTCTGTGCAACAGCGCCGAATCCGATAATTATCTCAAATGAATCGGGTTTATTATCTCTGCAAGATGAAGACATTCCTGTTATAGAAGTGTTTAACAAAACAGATTTAGACGATGCTTACCATTTTATAACATCGTCTAAAGAAGCTGAACAGTATCAAACAATTTGTTTAGATTCAATTTCTGAAATTGCAGAAGTTTTATTAACTACTTACAAAAAGGAGGAAAAAGATCCGAGAGCTGCGTATGGTAGAATGAATGATGACATCGCGATAACAATCAGAGCTTTTAGAGATATACAGAATAAGCACGTCTACTTTGCAGCTAAGCAGACACGTGTTGAAGCGGACGGTCAACCACTTAGATTTATGCCTTCGATGCCAGGCAAAGTAAGTCTTAATGCTACTTCGTATTACTTTGATTTAGTGGGAGCTATTCGTGTAGGAAAGCTCGAGGACGAGACTGTGTATAAATATATTCAGACTTATGGAGATATAAACTATGAAGCAAAAGATCGTTCTGGTCGATTGCTTCCTAAAGAAAAACCAAATCTAACTTATATTTTTAATAAAATAATGAATAAGAAGAAGGAGGTAAAAAATGGCTAGATTACCCTTGAGTGCTAATACAAAAGAAAATAATGAAGGTCTTGACGATTACACGCCAATTCCTGCAGGCGATGTTTTAGCTTACATTACAAAATCTGAGTACAAAAAAACAAAAGCTGGGACAGGCAACTATTTACAGCTTATTTGGAAAGTCCAATCAGGAAAGTATGCGGGTAAAACTCTATTTGATAACTTAAATCTTGATAATCCAAATCCTATTGCAGTGGAAATTGCAAATAAAACATTAAATAGTATCTGTAAAGCATGTGATAAGATTGGTGTTCAAGACAGTGAAGAACTTCATGGAATTTTGTGTAAACTTACTCTTTCTGTGTCTCCAGCAACAGCTACGCAACCAGCATCAAACAATATTAAAGCATACAACAAAGCTTCAGAAGCAGACGCAATTCCAGTTGATATAGAGGGAGCTGTACAACCAAATAAGAGTGCTAAACCGCTAGTATCTAAAAAACTTCCTTGGGAAACTGACGACGACATACCATTTTAACTAATATGATAGCTAAAGTAGAGTCCACAACACCTTAAAGTGTATTTAATATAGCTCTATTGTAAGGGAAGAAACGTGAACTTTAGCTATCATAAACATCAAAAACAATTAATTCAAAATGAGGCGATAATGAAAGATTACCAAAACAGAATAATTGAAGAAAAGAGCGAACTGGACGAGAAGGCCAAAAAATTGAGTGATTTTATCGGCAACAACCCACTGTTCGATAATATTGCCCCTGAGGAACAAGAGCTGATGAAAGAGCAATGTGAAACTATGTGGGAATACTCTGAGATACTCGGCAAAAGGATCGCAGGTTTTACAAAGGCATAACGCCTAAATGTTAACGATAAGCTCAGTAGTAGGCAAAAGCACCTGTCTGCTGTAGAAAATTGATTAGAGGTATAAAACTATGGTAGAGATTATAAATAGGAAACAAACTACTTTACAAGTTATAGAGTCTAAATCTGCTGTACAGTATCATAGACCATACTTAGGAATGAGCTCGCTAGGGCACTCATGCAATAGATATTTATGGTACACGTTTAGATGGTGCTATGCTCCAGAAGAAATCACTGCTAGAAAACTTAGACTGTTTTCTAGAGGTCATAGAGAAGAACCCGCAGTTATTTCTATGTTAACTTCTGTAGGAATTGAAGTCTATGATGAGCAGTTAGAAGCTATAGCTGGCTACGGTCATATTAAAGGGCATATAGACGGAAAGGCAATTAGAGTTATTGAAGCTCCAAAAACTATTCATTTACTTGAAATAAAGACAGCAAATGACGCATCTCATAAAAAACTGTGTAAAAATGGAGTAAAAAACTCAAATAGTGTATATTATGTACAAATGCAATTATACATGCATTATTTTAAACTTACAAGAGCATTGTTTGTGTCTGTAAACAAGAATGATGACAGTCTGTATATAGAACGAGTTGAATTTGATGCTACAGTTAGTAAAGAGTATATTGAAAAGGGAGAAAGTATCTTATTATCAGAGTTACCACCAAGTAAACAATTTACTCCCACTTGGTATGAATGCAAGTGGTGTGCAGCAAAAGAAATTTGTCATGAAGGAAAGGAAATTGACAAAAATTGCAGAACTTGTAAAAATTGCGATATGCTAAACGATGGGAAATGGGAATGTTCACTTACTAGTATACAACTGTCTGTGCCTGAACAAAGAGAAGGTTGCGACAAGTACGAGAGTTTTATATAATGGATTATGAATACCGTGCTTACCAGGAGGAGTGTGAAAATACTTTATTACAAGACCTTTTGTCTAACAATGGTTGCCATCCAGTCGCTGCAGTCCCCACTGGCGCTGGCAAGACTAAAATACTTAGTAGTTTAATTTATAAATACTTAGAAATAGAACCCACACACAATGTCTTAGTGCTAAGTCATACAGAAACAATAGTTCAACAGAATTACGATGGTATTATAAGTTTTTTCCCAGGAATATACATAGGATTGTATAGTTCTGGGTTAGGTTCAAAATCAATTGAAAAGATAACTGTTGCTGGAATACAATCTGTATATAAAAAACGTAAATTGTTTAAAGATTTTAATTTAGTAATAATTGATGAATGCCATGCTGTTCCAACAAAAGGAAGTGGAATGTATAGAAAGTTTTTTGAGTCTGTTGATTGTATTAGATTAGGACTTTCGGGTAGCCCGTTTAGAGCAGGTCATGGTTACGTACACACTGGCGAAGGAGCTTTATTTAATAAACTTTCTGTTAATTTGTGTGCTATGGACAGTTTTAACAAACTAGTTGATGACGGTTATTTGACTCAACTATACAGTAAACCTCCGTCTTTACAATTAGACACAAAAGGTATTAAAGAGTCAGCTGGAGATTACAATTTAAAACATTTGTCTGAAAGATTTGATAGATCTTTAATTACTTCAGCAGCAGTAGATGAACTAGTTAAATTTGGAAGAAACTACAGTTCATGGTTAATTTTTGCTATAGATATAGACCACGCAGATAACATAAACAAAGAACTTCTAAACAAAGGAATAAAGTCTGTAGCATTACACAGCAGATCTGATAATGATAGACATGAAATTAAAAGACTTTTTGTAAAGAAAGAAATAAGAGCAATAGTGTCAGTAGGGATGATTACAACTGGGTTTGATGCTCCTAACATAGATTTGTTAGTGTTACTTAGACCCACCACAAGTCCTGTTTTACATGTGCAGATGATCGGTAGAGGGCTAAGAATCTGTGAAGGAAAGACTCATTGTCTTGTTTTAGATTTTGCGGGTAACATTTCTAGACTCGGACCAATAAATAACGTAGTGGTTAAAGAAAAGGGTGAGTCTAAGAAAAATGGCACAAGAGAAATTGTTAAAACATGCCCAAACTGTGGTTGTTTGCATCATCCTACAGTTAAAATATGTAATGTATGTCAACACGAATTTGAGTTTTCTCAAAAATTATCTGATACTTTTAGCACAGACGAAGTCGTTCAAAAATCAACTAAAAAAGAATGGCTAAATGTAACAAAAGTTATTTATTTAATACACAAAAAGTTAGGGAGTGCTGATAGTCTAAAAGTAGTGTATTTTTGTGGTTTATACTCAATAGCAGAATACGTTTGTTACGATCATAATGGATACGCAAAATATAAAGCAAATAACTGGGTAACTCATAGATGGCAAATAAAAGAATTACCGACAAGTGTAGAAGACTTGCATAAATATTCAAAATTCTTAAAGTCACCTAATGCAATTCTAGTTGATTTGCATGAAAAATATCCAGTTATTTTAGATGTTAAATTTTTTTAAAAAATGCAAAAAAATACCTTTATTTATTTATATTTTTATGGTATACTATACCTAAATAATAATTATAACAATTATTATAATTTATTAACCCTTTAGTAAAGGAGACTTATCATGGCTATTAAAGAGATCAAAGAAGAAGCAGTAAAGAAAATTGAAAAGAAAGTTGAAAAGAAAGTTGAAAAGGAAGTTGTAAAAGAAACAGTGAGCGGGATTCAAGAAGAAATGTACAATCAAGTAAAGGCGATTATTTTGTCAGGATTTAAAGCTAATCAAACCCCTGATGCTATAAAGTCAGCGATCTTTAAGACAGGTGTACCATTCAGCAAATTGAGCAAATTATATACTATTATAACAAGAGAGGAAAAACTGGTAGAAGATCCTAAAGTTGTTGCTGAATCGTTGAAAAAGGAAATGGCTGCAGTTAAGTTGACACTCAAGGAAACATACGGCGAATTAAGTGATATTGCTGACAAAATTTCTGCAAAAGTCAAAGGCGCTTCGTCTTCAAAAGTCATAAGCATTTTTAAGACTATGTTTAAAGAAAAAGAAGTAGAGTTCCCTCGTAGACCAGCTCCAACACGAGGCAAAATGGGAGTTATCAATAAAACTCTTATTGATGTATTTAAAGCTAACAAGAAAGCAACTGAAAAGGACTGCGAGAATGCTCTTGTTAAAGTTACAAAAACTCCAAAAAATGCTAATGATTACGCAAAACAGTACCACAAAATGTGTTATGCTTTAGCTAATGGGCTGTCTTCTTTAGAAGTTCTTACTGTTTTTTCTAAGGATAACAAGTAGTGTTTAAGATTTTAAGAGACTCTTTTGAAGTTTCTATTGACCCTCATCTGCCGTTATTCTGTGATACAGAAACAACTGTAGATGAGGGACTTTCTTCAGGAGGGTTATACGGTAAGATACGCTTAATACAACTGTTCCAAGATACGTGGAAGCATGCTATTATAGTCGATTGTGACTTTATACCTATTGATATTGTGTTAGAAGCTATTAAACCGCACCATCTAATATTTCATAATGCATCGTATGATTTACATACTATAAATTTGTATACAAAAGACATGTGGTTTCCACGTAAAGTTAGTGATACTTTATACTTGTCTCGTTTAAAGTATTATACAAAAACAGCGTTTGGTTTTTACGAATGTTTAAAGTACTCTGGAGAAGAAGACGAATTAATAAAGAGTATAGACAAAAAAGAAACACAAAAGAGTGACTGGTCTGGACCCTTATCGTTAAAACAAAAAACATACGCAGCAGCTGATGTTATATACTTAAGTAAACTATACAACCATGTTAAAGAATTTGATGAAAGTACAATCTACAAATTAGATATAACAAGTTTAAAATTAGCTGTAGAGTACTCTCGTAATGGAATGCCAGTTAACAGAACAACAGTGCAAAGCTTAAGAAAAAAGTATCTTATTCAATTAGAAGATACTTTAGAAAAACTTCCAATAAATCC